GACTGGTGTTGTTACATTATCTTTAACGGCTGGCGAAACAGCTGGTTTAGATGGTGAAAGATATGTTTACGATTTAGAAATAGTATCAGCTGGAAACACTGTTACAAGAGCATTAGAAGGAATTATAACCGTTCGACCTGAAGTAACTACTTAAATTATTATATATTATAACTTAAAGATAATATAAATATACATAAAAAGGTATTTTAGATGGTTGATATAACAGCTACAATTAATCCAAATTCAGGTACTACAGCTAGGATAAGCTCATCCACTTCTACAGGACCTCAAAAGGTTTCTGTAACCATACCATCATCAGGTCCCTTAGTGCAAAATGGCGCTTTAAAATTAAGACTATTACAAGATGTTGATGCTTCTATTTTAGAAGATGGTGCCATGTTACAATATAGTGCTAGTCACGATAAATTTGTAACTAGAACCGAAATTATTACAACTACAGGTACGTTAACTATGAATGGCGGAGAATACTAAAGATGTCAACTATTTTAAGGATAAAACGTACTAGTTCAGTAAATAAACCGGCTACAGTTAAATTAGGAGAAGTAGCTTATTCATACGGTATAGGTGTCTATAATAATAACGGAGACAGACTTTTTATAGGTACTGGTGGTGTTGATGGAAATGGTGATGCAAACGTTATTGATGTTATAGGTGGTAAGTATTTTGCAGATTTATTAGACCATGCTCCAGGTACATTAACAGAAAATTCAGCAATTGTAGTAGACGCTAATAAAGCGACAGATAGATTAGTTGTAGGTAACAGTGCAGTTGAAGGAGGCTACGTTAGATTTAACGAAGCTACAAATAACGGAACAAATCATATAGATTTAAAAGCTCCTGCATCTTTAACTACTAATATAATATATACATTACCTATCGATGGAACTGCAGGTCAATTTTTAAAGACAGATGGTGCTGGTAATTTAGCCTTTCAAACTGTTTTTTCTAATTTTACAATTGTAGGTGATACAGGTACAGATTCATTTAACACAAACGAAACTTTAGATTTTGAAGGTAACTCACAAATTGCAACTACCGTATCAAACAATAAAATATCTTTTAATATAATTAATTCTTCAATTGGCACAACACAATTAACAGACGCTGGTGTTACAAACATCAAGTTAGCAAATCCTGCCGTATTAATTGGTGCTCAAACAATTACATTAGGTGCTGCAGCTACAACAGACCTTTCAGGAATTACTTCTTTAGTTGTAGATGATATTACAGTTAATGGACAAACAGTATCTACTACGACAGCAAATAAAGATATTGCATTATCACCACACGGTACAGGAACAGTTACAGTTCCTTCAGGATATAAAGACCGTGCAGGATTTACCGATAATTCTTTAACAACAAAACAATATGTTGATTCTGTTGCTTCAGGATTAGATGTAAAAGATTCTGTTAGAGTTGCAACTACTGGTCCTTTGGGAGTTTACACATACAATAATGGCACATCAGGTGTAGGTGCAACATTAACTTTTTCTACTGCTGTTACAATAGTTGACGGTGTAACATTAGCAGACGGTGATAAAATATTAGTAAAGAATGAACCATCTGCTGGTGCGTTTGACGCTTATAACGGTATTTACGTAAGAACATCATCTACAGTATGGACAAGAGATATAGAAGCTGACACATCAGTTGAATTAACTGGTGGTTCTTTTGTATTTGTTGAAGAAGGAACAATTGGTTCTGAAAATGGTTATGTATTTACACATAATGGTTTACCAACAATAGGTACAACTCAATTACCCGTTTCTCAATTTTCTGGTGCCGGTCAAATTACAGCAGGCGCTGCTTTATCAAAAACAGGTAATCAATTAGATGTTAATGTAGATAACAGTTCAATAGAAGTTACGACTGATGCTTTAAATGTAAAAGCTTTAGGTATAACAAATGCTATGTTAGCAGGTTCTATTGCAACATCAAAATTAGCACAACCATTTTTCTTTATATCAGATGAAACTTCAACAGTTGCACAAATAAATTTAAATCAAACTTTAAGAATTAATGCTGGAGAAGGAATAGATACTACAATCTCTGGTAATACAATTAACATTATAGGAGAATTAGCAACAGCTTCAAACGCTGGTGTTGCTTTTTTCCCTACTGCAAACTTTTTAGTAACAAGTGGTTCAGTAGCAATAACAACAATAGACGGAGGAACATATTAATGGTATTTTTAACTTGGCATTTAATTGCAATAATTACAGTTATGGCTGCATCTTTTTTAATAGGATATAGTATAGGTAAAAAAGACGAAAAAGTTAATTACAAATTTGTAGATAAATTAAAAAATATTTTTAAAAAATAATTTATTATGACAACTGTAATTAAACCAAAACGCTCAGAAGTAGCTTTATCAATACCTTTAGCATCTAGCTTAGAAATAGGCGAAATGGCCGTAAACGTAACTGACGGTAAAATGTATGTAAAAAGTAGTGGTAACATTATTAAAGAAATCGGCGGTGCCGGTTCTGTTACATTACAAGGTGCTACTACAGCAGGAAATGTTACAACAAACAATATTATATTAAACGGTTCAGATTTAGTATTTGAAGGGCAGATTGAAAATGCTTTTGAAACAACTTTAACAGTAGCTGAGCCTACAGGTGATAGACTAATATATTTACCTAATCAAAACGGAACAATAGCGATGGTTGATGATGCATTAGCATTATCAATTGTTTTCGGAGGATAATTTAAAAAATGGCAAGTACGTTTAAAAATGCAGGCATGGCAGTTATTACTTCAGATAACTCTAGTGCTAATTTATACACTTGTCCTGTTTCTACAACTGCTGTTATTCACGCATTGTACATATCAAACAAAAGTTCTATTAATGCCGCTAGAGTTGATGTAAAAGTTACAATTGATGGTGGTACAACTTTTAGACATATAGGAAAATCTTTAGAAATTGACACGAATAATACTTTGACACTTGATAAGCCTGTAAACTTAGAACAAAATGATATACTTAGAATTGTGGCTGAAGTAAATCAAGACTCAACTTCACCTGATGTAGAAGTTTTTGCTAGTATATTGGAGATTGCTTAATGGCTTATATTGTTCCTCAAAATATAACAATACCTAAATTAAAAAATTTTAACGGTTTAAGAAGAACAGCTGAAGGTATGTTGTATCTAACAACTATTGATAGAGAAAAAAGCACAGAAGAAATTACAGTTTCAAAATATTATGAAGAAGGTAAATCTGAATTAGTACCTAAAGATGAAACAAATTATGTTGATGATAGAGATGAATATTATGATTTTCAAAATTTTACAGTTGCTGGAAGTAACGTTTTTACACTAGCTTATCCAATAGATAATGCAAATATGATAGCTGTTTTTGTAAATAATATTAAGAAAATTGCCTTTTCAGATTTCAATATTTCAGGTAATATTCTAACATTAACCATTACTCCAGCTAACGGAATTATAGTAAATGTGGGTATGAATAAAAAAAGATATTACAATAATGATAGCGATAAATTTCAACAATTTACTTACGATTTTAAATCTACTTATCTTATAAATAGTAGCGGAGAATTAGTAAGGAGAGAAAACAAAGCAGTAGCGAGAACAGCATTAGTTTCTGACGATTTTGATACTTTTGAAAATACAGCTGCTTCAGTTAACTCTACAACATATGTTGGTGCATAGGTACAGATAAAATATGGCAGATTTCAAATTAGGTAGATTAAAATTTAAATGGAGAGGCGATTGGGCAACTTCAACTGTTTATGTTATAGACGACATAGTAAAATATGGTGGTAATTCTTACGTTGTTTTAGTAAATCATACTTCTCAATCTACAAGTGCAGGATTTTATACAGATTTATCTGCTGCTAAATATTCACTACACAGTGAATCTTTTTTCTTTAAAGGCACATATGCGGCCTCTACACATTACAAATTAAATGACGTTGTAAAATACGGTTCAAGACAATATCGTTGTACAACTCAACACACATCAGCTGCGGCTGTAAGTGGTGTAGCAATATTAAACGTAGCTAATTTTGAATTATATTCTGATGCAACAGATTATAAAGGAACTTATACTGTCAGCACTTATTACAAAGTAAATGATGTTGTAAAATACGGTGCAAGTTTATGGATTTGTATAACAGCTCACACATCATCAGCAAGTGCTTCAGCTTTTGATGAAACAAAATTCAATGTTTACACTGAAGGCTTACAATGGGAAGATAGTTATAATCCTGCTACAAATTATCAAACAGGCGATGTAGTAACTTACGGTGGTTATACTTACGTTGCAATACAAGAAACTCCAGCAGGAAATACTCCTACAGATAACGCATATTGGGACGTTGTAACAACAGGTTATAAACCTACAGGAACATTTTCATATGGTACTGCATATAAAACAGGAGATGTAGTTGATTATGGAGGTAACTCTTACGTAGCTAATGCAAACCATTCAAATCAATATCCTGCTGTACAGGCAACAGGTGCAGTAAATTCATCTTATTGGAATTTAGTTA